CAACTATTATAGTTCTCTTGGTTTGTCATTGTCCCTAGAGGAGGGAGACCAGTAATATCATCATCCAAATAACTTGAAGCGCTTCCCGTTGTGGGATTTGCTAGGTTAACAAGCGCTGTGTTAATTTCAAGAATCTCTGCGTCCACATATGCCTTGCTAGCCGCATCCGTACTAACAAGGGGTGTTAATGGAATGGTAACCTGTCCACCAAAGGAACCCTGTCCACTAAAGACACCATCTGTTGCAATTATTCTACCATCACATCTAATAGATAGGTTATAATTACTACTTGCAGTATCTGTTGACGGGTTCTTACCAACATCCATCCACTGGGTGGTAATCTTACCAGTCGTTGTTAGAGTGTCGATTGACTGGGTAGGACCTACTTTAAGCAGACCTGTACCGTCAATAGTCAGTCCAGTAGATACAGTAACAATACCAGGTGTTACTGCAGTTGCAAGTTTAGTAGAATCATTAATTTGTAGTTGTAAATCTACAGTTGTGGCGTTAAGAGAAACAATATTAGCTTCATTTATCTGTACCTTTGTTACCAGACCTATCGTTCCATTGCCACCATAAACAGTTGTATTAAGGGTGGTAATCTGCCCCTGAAGTTCAACAATATCTTCTTGTAATTCAGCAATAGAAATGTTATTATCACTAACAAGTCCTGTACCACCAACCCCTACCCAGTCATTGGCGATTCTAAGATACTCTACAGACGCCAAGGGTTGATACCAAACATCCCCCTGCATTAACGCAGCTCCGTTTGGTCTTAACTCTGGAGTTTGAGCACCAACAATAGTGACAGGAATTGGAGTACTCTGGATCCCAATACTGGCAACCGTTGCAAGGGGATTACTATATGTCATAGTCCTTTAGAGGTATTTAGGTTATTGGGAGTGAAGCGTTAGTAGATGTCGGCGGCGTAGGTGCCGGTGTTGGCTCAGGTAAGACAGCACCAAAAGCAATGTCAACGAAAGCAAGTCCCTGTACTGTAGGGATGCTTTCGCCGTCCAAATTCTTACATACCACACTGTAAATATACTTACCTTCCAACAAATATCTTGTCTGTTCTGCGGTAAGGGATATGGAATAAATTCCAGCATAAGCATCTACCACACCTGCCGTGAAGTACACCCTATTGTAAACTGGGTGAGTTGAAGTACTCTCAATCGCATTGAGTGCTCTTGAATACTTAGAAAGGGAACCAGAGAATGTAAATCCACTGATATCAGTAGGACTCTTGTCTGGGTTCATAAGAGTAAACTGTTGATTGAAATCTACACCAGCGGAGATTACAATATTAACCTGAAAAGGAGCAGCCATTATGCAGGAAGGGTAGGGAAGGTATCAATACTAATATTTTCACAAGTTAATTCACCAGCAGTATCAATAAGAGCAACCAGTGCTCCTGTTGTTTCATTGAGTACTTTAAGTTGATCTGTATTGCATCTTTCAGTAACGATCTTTCTGCACTCTATAGATGAATCACTTACATCCATATAAATTTTAATTACATTATTTGTATTAACTAATCCAACATCATCACCACGCTCTAACTGACGAAGCCAGGATGTGCCATCAGAAACTACAATTCTATCCCACCAGTTTTGTTGCTGGTCTGGTTCAAGATACGATACCCATTTATCACCATCCCACTGGTACTTAACGCCATTACCAGCTTCAAAAATATACCCGGCCGGATAACCATCCGCTGCCGCATCTGGCATATTAATTGGAATAGTAGACATAATAATACCTATTTTCTATTATTTATAATTAGTTTTTAATGATGTAAGATGTAATCCCATCAAATGTCTCAAACGCGGTCCCACTAGGATCGGCGCCAAGACTAGTCCCAGCTGTGATTCGAGGACATATTGGTTCAAAGGTATCGTCCATTAAATTAGGAACTATGAATGTCGTCTGACCTGGATTCAAAACATCTTGAAGCTTTTGTGTCCACTTGGCATCACCTTGTGAATAAGAAGTCCCATCACAAAGAATGTATCCAGCTGGTATCACAGCAGCTCCCCCAGCAAACATCAAAACACTCCCTGGAGGATTGGCCAAAGAAGCAATTGCAGTTCCCATAGTAAAGGGAGTAATTGCACAAGTATCTAAATTTGCTGCCGCCGCTTCAACCTCTGTAGCATATCTTGTTACACCAGTAGCACCACTAGCTGCCTGGGGGATATAATTAGTAATGTAAGATGCATTCATCAGTGCATTAGAAAGTTTCTTAGGCGTAAGTGCAACATTCCCGCCAGTCGCAGTATTAGTTGCCTCCTGCGCTGCGACTTGAATAATTCCTGAAGTTGTTGTTGTTGCTTCGTTACATGAAATGGTAACAACTCCTGTACCATCATTCCCTGGAGAACTTACTACTACTGGGGCAGTTCCTACAACATTATCTACTCCTGTCGTGGAAGTAACAGCAACTACAAACTCATCACCTGCCCTAACCTTTAGTTGTCCCCTAATTGGTGTCCCATCATCAGCCTGTTGATCTGAGGTATCAAACCAAAGCATACCCGAGGTATCCCCCGATGGTTGACTATTTGAATAGAATGCTGTTGCTAATACTTGACCCTGTCCCATTGGGGATGCATCCATCCACTGAGCGCTATCTACATCTTGATACCAGACATAAAGTCGTCCACCGCCTCCACCACCACTAACTGTAGCATCTACTCCACTATTATCCCACCATAAATCACCGATATTATTTGCTGATGAATTAGCCGGATTTGGTGGAGTTTCCTGAATAGTAATAGTTACTGGAGTAGCCTCCGTATCACCTACTCTAAGGAGTTCCGTCCAACCGCCGCCTCCCGAAGCAACATTACGAAGAGAAAGAGCGCCGTTCTCTGGATTAAACCAAGTAAAACCATCAATGGTTATGTTTGGTGTTGTACTCTTAATAATAACCGGAGGTTGAATTGCAGACTCCCATGCAAGAACAGCACTATTCCATACATACTTCAGTCCACTAGCGGAATCAGTATATACGGTGGCGTCTGCGGGATCTGGAAAATTAAGTGCCATTATTCAGAATTTGATGGAGGAGGGTTTTGATTTCGCTGATTTCATCCTTGAGATCTGCAATCTGACTCTGGGAGTCTATACTCATCTCAAGGTTGCGTTTGGACTGCCTATACTTCTCCCTTTCGGAATGGGATCGGTTGACAATGACACCTGTTTCAGTGTCTTTATAAAGGTCGTTGAAACCTTCAACTCGCTGTTTCATTATTTATTCAGAGCAAACAATTTGGATGTCGTCAAGTAGCGGGGCGTAAGCGGGGTTGTCGGATGCCATAACAACCTTCAGGGCAAGTCCATTGAACTTAGATGGGATGTCCTGAAGTGTCCAGGTTAGTGACTGCCAGTCGTTGGCGTCCAGTCTCCTGGGGTCCACATCCTCAGAGGAGCGTGGTGTGATCTCACTAACTGCATCTGGGAGTCCATCCATAGTCTCATCATCAGGATCCGATGAGAATGGAATCCAACTCACCGTATTCAGTTCCCCATCGAAACCAATGTTCTTGGGTCTGTAGTAAAGTTTGATGTTATCATTCCTCAATCTAGTGATACCAGAGTCATCTATGAACTCATTACCATAGAATACGGCAGAAATCTTAACTTTGATTCCATCGCATGGATTCTCAAAGAGGAATACTCGTGAAATCCACTTGGCATAAACGGAACCCTCATTACTTGTTTCTGGAACATATGCTTCGGCATCTGTTGCCTGGATGTCATAAAGTCCGATATCATTCAGAACTGAATCCGAGAAAGTAGATGTCTTCCTGAATAAGTCAACGAACTGACCTTCAACCACCAGTTTCTTAGTAGCTGCATTATAACTCTTCACAAAACCACTATGACTAGATGTGCCATTCAAGAACTCGAATGCACTATCAACTGCTGGTGTATAAGAAGAAATATCTGTTGAGTCGTTATGATTGAAGAGGAGTGTTGCCTGCTTCGTACCAAAGATGTTGTCAGTTGGTTTGGGGTTATCAACCAAACTTCTAATAAGAGTAGCGTTAGTTCTTGTGATGTCAATCACAGGAGATACCTTACTATTAGTTGTTGAAATTGACAAGGTGGTAAGGAGGCTATGGGAATGCGCCAGGTGATAAGAATCCCTGTACTTAACTTCGTTTAAGTAATTGGCAACTGTCTTTGCTCCGTTGAAGTAGAAACTATCTGCCAATACAACAGTCTCTGGGACATCTACCACATAACGGTTCTCCTCGTTATAACCAGTAACGCCACCAGCCTGCGTTGCTCGCACCTGGGTGAGCAAGCTACTGCTACCAAAGAGTTGTGCGCCCGTTGTGCAGTTTATAACCTCGTAGGGGAGGTTATAGGAGCACTGAACTTCGTTTCCGCCGCCGTTAGTATCGGAAGTAGCGAATGACGCGACGTCTTCACCACCAATCTCAATCGTTGCCGGAACCTTAAAGGTAAACTCGTCAATGTTAACATCAACAACTTCTTGAAGTCCGTTGAGGGCATCAATTGGTATACCACCAATATTAGAAGGTGAACCAGAACCACTAACCCCACTGATAAGAGCAAAGTCACCTGGTTCTAAACCATGATGATAACTCGTTACTCTAACCACACAAGGATTAGAACCAAATACGGTGTTACCATCTGTAATAGCATCGACACCACCATTAGAATTGGTTTCAATTGGATCGTCTAGCAGAGCCTTCTGATCAACTGGTGCGTTCTGAAGGGTAATGGTACCAATGGTATTATTTTGGAACCTAGCCCTTCTCAGTTTGAACATAACATCCATTGTCTGGTCTTCTGTCCACAAACCACCACTCTGTGACATAAACAGAGCGCCCAAGTTGGGTTGATTTACCACCCTAACATTAGTGCCAATCTTATTCTCACCCATCTTGGCACAATACATTAGATAATCCAATGAAGTTGGTGCCTTAACAACGAATGAGTAGAAAGTATCTGCTAGAAGGTAAATAGGTGCCTTGAACTTAAACGTAGTAGGTGCTGTGGCGTCCTTAGAAGTTGCAACGCCCATCTTAATAGCAGGTTTGCTGTTAACATATCTAAACGCAGCCTTCGCATTCGATCCAGCACCGTCAATGCTCACTGTAGGTGGTTTCGTGTATCCCTTACCAGTTCTAGTAAATTCAAGAGCATAAACCTCTCCGGTAGAAGATACTAAAGCTTCTGCCTTCGCTGTTCTACCACTCTTCAAATCGGGAGCAGAAATGGTAACTGTTGTTGTATCTTGTGAATACCCAGTACCAAAGTTAGTCATGTCCAATCTGGTTAACTTTATCTCGTCATCTACGATGTAGAACTTAGTCCTAGTAATATCGCCTTTAGCAGCCGATGTTACTTTAAACTGCTCACCAGGTACAAACTCATTCAGATAGTTCTTCAAGATAATGTTATATGTGTTATCATCTACATTCCTTGTTTCATTTGCCGTAGCAGACTCGAATGTTTCTGCTGCAGCAATAACACCTGTTGCCCCAGAAGTAAGTCCCTCAATCTCGTCACCTTTATTAAGGGTAACAGAATCAACATTATTGGGAAGAGTAACCTCTGTCCGTAAGATACTATCAGACTGCAATGTGGTTTTGGAGTGCGGAATGATAGTATTTGTTGGAACCTCACCATCTGTAGTGGTAAGATATGCAAGAACTGGTTGTGTCTTATCTTTAGTCTTAAAGTAGACTTGCAGTTCTGTAACAAACACACCCTCGGCATTCTGTTCATTAATCCTGAATGTCTGTGCAACAGGGTCATCGCGGTTTGGTTGGTTCAGTTCCCGTTCAATCTCATCAAAGTCCAGATCTACTTCAATATCAAATCCCGAAAGAGTAGTCGTTCCCTGATCGACTTCGATATCTGTTACTTCCTCTTCAACCTCTGTTCTAGTCTCTTTCTTACCCTTCTTAGTCTTAACCTTGAAACTAGGAACCCTAGTAGATACAACAGTTTCCTGCTTATCCAACATAATACCAGAAGCGGTAAACGCCTCTTCGGCAATGCCCTCTACCAGTGACATATCCTCAGGGTTATCTTTATTACTAGTAAGTCTGAAGATTTTAGTGCCCGTTGTGAAGGACCTGGTTATACCAGTTTTCTGATACTTAACCTTATTCAATCTCCTAAACTGGGTGCCTTGCTCTGGCTTTCTACCATTGGGGATAAGGAAGGTGCCCTGTACAGTTCCAAATCCATCACTCATTAGATTCGCTCCGAATCCTTTACCTGACGGATCAAGAACTAAACCTGACTTTCCTCCGGCACCATAATCACCCTCTTCTGGATAGCGAAGAACATTATCACCAAAATCTTCACTCTTTTCCAATTCATCTGGGTCAATCCATCCATTAACTTGTACCCCATCAAAGAATGCATAATACCTAGTATTGGGTTTCAGTCTAGTTGCTCTAAACCTAACAGGAATAGTCCTCATTGTTTGAGCAAGAGCCACATTAGTAACCCTCTCACCATAAGAAGTTTCTTGCGTGGCACCACTATCAACCTTCAAGAATGTCTTAGTCTGCTGCCTTGCCATCTTTGTGGTAGTGGTGGTAGTTTCAACCTTTGTGGTTGTACCACCTGTCACTAACCTTCCTGTAATTCTTGAATCAACGCCCCAAGAACTATCTCTTCTGTCAAGACTTGTACTAGTAGAAGGAGTTCTATCCACCTTAGTACTAACTGAAGTCTGAGGTGAACCTTTGGTTTCCCAGTCACCCCATACGGTTCCAATGCCGGACTGCTTCAGACTACCTGTAAGGTTCACCATGGCATCATAAAGATCGTTATCAGCAACAACTAAATCTGGTTGCTCATTAATATCTTGCCAAGTGTCAAGGGGAGGATCCAATTCCATATTGCCTTCCCAAGTGAATACGGAATAGGGCTGGAGGTTAATCGTCCTCGTAGCACTTGGTTGGTTGATAAAGGCGCCTGACACGAAAGGCAAAGTAGCAATACCATTGTTTACTACATAACCTGCTGCTTCTTTCTCTTCATTAGACTGCCATAACTCTTCAAACTCTACTTGATCCTGGAACAACGGCGCCCGCAGGTGGGTTTGTTTGGGATCGATACTATTTCTATACTGCTGGTTTCCAACAGCTCCATTGCCATGCCCTCTAAAGTTATCTACCACGATGCCGTTCTTAAAGCGGTCCATACCAGTGGCAGCATCCCTAACTGACATGTTCAGGGTGCTTTGCTCAAGGATAGAGAGGGTGATGAGTTCTTCAACTCTATCAACACGCCTTTCCATCTCTGCCAAGTCCTTCATCCTGAAGCGCTTATAGTTAAACTTCTTGACATTGATGTCATCAGCTGTGAATGTATAAGCAGGCAGGAACAAGTCATACAACCTGATACCAGTCTGGAGATCCGGGGCGGGTTCTGGTTGGTTACCGGGTTCACCTTGGATAATAGTCAGTTGCCCGTTCTTCTCTAAGAACAGACTATCATAACGAGCTGCATAATAAGCAATATTAGCTTGGAACCTTGTTCTAGAAACTGGCATCCTTGGTGAAAATGCGTTACCGCCTCTTTCTGGGTCCTTAAAGTTTATATCGCTTTGGGTAAAGGTTGTACCATCCAGTGTACCACCCTGACAACAATAATTATCAGTAATTGCTGAGATAACAGAAGGTGTTGGTGCAATGCCACTCTTACCTGCTTCATCTTGTGTATTAACAACTGGACGGAAGTCTACACAATCTCTCAACTGCATGAATACATTTGGTGATCCAAAAGACTGACTAACAATTCCAGCAATTGGGTTGTAGACAGGAATAGCAGAGTAACTAATACCATCATCATGGGTATAAGAGTCAACGCTAAAGAAGTCTCCATCACCAGAATGCTCAAACCACTCAAAGTCAACATAAAGTGCTTCCTTTGGTTTTGCTTTGCCTTTCTTTAATTCCAATCGAGCAATGTGGTAGACATTATCTCTCTGTCCGTTATCAAAGTTATAACGTTTAGTGATGTCCATCCCACTAGCTGTCTCCACCTTATTCAGCCTAAACCCATCTGCTTTGCCCAAGGAAATGATTTTAGCATATGCATTAGCTGCACTAATCTTATTATCTTTTCTTGATCTGTCCGCACTCTTACGAAGAACCTTCAGTCGTGCCGAAGCATTTCTAACTTGGACGGGAACAAGAACTTTAAGTTTAAGTTGCTTCGGTGCTCCATTCGTAAACGCAAGTCTATAGGTTGCTTTAGTGTTGTTTTCTTCTAAAAGAATACCTCTAATATAACCACCATCATTATAATCTTGATCGATAGAAATAGTCCTACCTCTTAGATTATCTGCATCGCTCTTATCACCAATGTTCTTAATAACAGCAATACTAATCTCATTTGGATCATCTAAGAACTCTTCCTTTGATCTACCACCGCCTGCAGTAGTGCCCGCCGTTTGGATGCTGAAAGAATTACTGTTTTGATCTATGTCAATGATATACTCACGATAAATCTCATATTCAATCTTGGTTGCCCTTGCATTAGTTTCTAGTGTTGAGCACACTGCTTGTGGAAGCTGGAAGATAAGATTCTGTGATGCCTCTCCCTTACTCTTCGCTCTGATTCTAGCAACAACCTTACCCTGTACCGAATCTTCTAAAGCAGTAGTAAAGTAAATCTTTGCCCTTGCTCTCTGTCCGGTACCTCTACCAATAGGAGCAGTAGCAAAGTATACCATCTTGGAGACTTCGTAATCGTCACCACTGGCGTTTGTTACTGTGAATGTAACAACATCACCAAACAGCAATTCGTTAGAGGGGTCTCCGGTAAAGTCTTCACAAATAATAAATGTGTTATTCTTTTTGCCATTGAAGGTAGATCCCTGTGCTACATTTAAGACATCAGCATTTCTGCTACTCTGTGTGGCAATGTCAGCAGAGAACTGATCTTTCCCTGTCTGGTTCCCGAAGAAAGACTTTGTCTTGGAAAGTGAATTAGTAATCTTGCTAGGCAGGAGAACAGCAAATCCTTTAACACCAGTATCCGTCTCTGCCTTATAGTTAATCCTAATGGAAGCATCTGGGCTGCCGGCAGGGAATGGGAAGTTATAAAGTCGTTCTCTTCCTTTCTTAGTAAGAATGATCTGAGAACCATCTACTTGATTTCCTACACCAACACCAATAATGAAGTCTTTATCTGCACCTTTAGTTAATGTTTTCTTTGCTTCCAACGAGGTTACGACAATAGAATTAACCGAACCCAAATCATAGTCACTTGTACTATTGGTATTTGTACCACCATCGCCAGTTGTCCAGTAGAAACCATAAACATCACCTGGTCTTAGCAGTCTACCGAGTACTTCGTCTCCGTTAGACTTAGTCTGTGATATTGTCTCGTTGTATCTAAACTCTCCACTAATATTAGAAAGAATCAAGGAAGTACCATCGGTGCCCTGCTCAACAGTACCTACTGCTCTGCTCTTAATTCCCTTTACCTCATATCCCACTTCCCATTCAAGTTCAGTGCCTTGTTCAGAAACAACCGCCAACTCAGTAAAGAAATTGGATGTAATAATACCCAAATTCTGAATAGAATCAAATCCATTAACTCCACTCTCATCTTCTACTATCTCTCTAGTGGGCATGAAGTAGCGAGGACTAACAACACCTGTAGGTATAGGATTAACCTTAATCGAATCAATGATAGGAATACCACCAAATGCCTGTCCCCTTACCGGATACGGTGCACCGCCTGATTTCTTAGTGACGACAGCACTTCTATCGTTTTTCCAAATAATTTTATAATTATTATCTACAGTCGCACCAATATCCGTAGATAATGTGATGTGATAGGTAGTAGGTGGTGGATTGCCGTAGTTATAAGGTTCTGGAAATGGGTTCTCTGCAGTTGGTTCTGTCTT